AAGATATCTTTAACAAAATGTTAACAAAAACTAACAAATAAAGTAATAAAATAATCTATTTGTAAATTATAAAAAAAAAATAAAAACAAATCCAAAAAAGGATATCTTTTGTATAAAAAGTGTTAAAATTGTTAACAAAATGTTAACAAATTATTTGCCCATAATATCTTTATGAGCTTTTGCGACGCTCATACCCTTTCGCATTCTAACCATCATCTTCATTCTATGCGACTTCTTTTCTGATGCAGTCATATCTAATTTATCCATATGTTTTTTCAAATCTGATTTCTGTTTATCAGATAATTTACCACCCATTGGTTTTGATTGAGTTGAAGAACCGTAACCCATTATAATTAATATTATAAATTAATTATTCAGCATTTTTTACATAAATATTTAATTGTGTATTTATACTGTGTCCCCGAATATTTGCATCTTTTTTCATCTCTTTATAAACATCCTTTTTATCTCCATATTTACCAGATAAATATGCTTTTGCTAACATAGTTGAAGAAACACTTTTACCTAGATATTTGTTACTATATTTAATTAAAATATGCGATATCATATTTCTAGAATATGCTTCTCCATCCATCTTTTTAAACATAACACCATATCCATTTCTTTTGATATATCTCCTTAATAATTGTTTTAATGCGACATCTTCAACTTCTACAATTTTCTGACCAAACTTTTTATTTGTTTTATAATCATTCAAAATTAATTTCATATCAGTTCTTGAATTTACTAAATAATTAATATTACTATCTTTTATATTTTTATAATCACTACCTTTTATTGATTCCATCCCCGCTATATCATTTCTCAAAGGGAGCTTATGATATATATTAAACATCATATATGCTTGGTATAGTTCGTTTTCCGTTTGTGATAATGGTACAGTCGCTTTTAAGAGAGGCTTAATCTCAACTTCAATCTTACTTATCATTTTTCCGATTTCTTCGCTATTCGTAAAATTATTCTTCTGCTTTTCTGATACAATTCCAGACTCTTGGTCTTTATTATATCTCTCTGCATATTCTTTTAGCTTTTTTTGATAATTAATAATTACTTTTTTATCACCATCTATTGCTTTTAAATATACAATTACAGAAGTTATATAATTCTTTTGCGTAGTAAAATGAAGGTCTTTAAGTTTCTCATAAACATCCGCTGGCTCATTCAAAAACTGGAAAGAACTTTCACCAAAAAGAAGTCTTAACTTATGTAAGTTCTTCACATATATTTTTAGTGTAGATTCTTTTATTTTATCTCCTTTATATTTTTTTATTGCTTCCATTCTATATATATATAATATATATATTTTAAATCAAATTTATGCGAAATAGCACGACATTTTGCCTCCCTCAATAGTAGCAACCTTCAATAATTCTAACCATACACGGAGAGTGTAGTTGCCAGCCGGAACTGTATTTTTATACACAAGGTCAATACCCTTATTATTAACTCTCTCACCACGATTAAGGCGTAAGGCAGTCCAGCGGAAACGACCACCAAGACCGGCGCTGACTAATTGCTGGTCGTGACCTTCAAATGTAGCAGTAGTCAATCCACTCCTTCCCGTCCCCGCCTCTGGGACACCAGTTCCGGGGTTGTAATACTCATCACGAGATATCATAGGGATTCCACCTTCTGCGTGAGCGGTAGTCTGGAAGAGCTGGGCATCGTTGCTGCGGTCAACCGAGAATAAATAGCGGTCATTATATAAGAGATTTGTGGTTAGTTTGTTACTATTATCAGTAGGGCAAGCGGCAACATATCCATTCAACATACTCTGTGATATTTTATTAGCATCCGGTTGAAGACCATAGAATACTTTTGATACTAGCCGACCGTTACCACCAACTGGGAAAGTTAAATTAGAGAAAGCAGTCTGGTTACCAGTTCTCTTGGCAAGTCGGTAATCTTCATACTGGAATACAACCTTCGGATTCTGTGCCGCATACTGTGCCATAATAGCACCATCATAGGAGATAGAATCATAGACTAATTTGACTTGGTCTTGTGTAATATCATATTCTACGGCCGGCGTCTGAGGTGTAGAAGGGGTGTTCGCACAGCACATACGAAGAGAGTTTGATGCTCCCGAAAGAGAAGAAAGAGTATCTTGGAAAGTAATATCAATATGAATCTCTTCATCAATCATAAATGCTGGGAGCTGGTTAGTCTTCAAGAAGGGGAAAAGGTCCGAGAGGTATACCGAGTATACTGGGGCTTCTTCTATCGTTGCAGCAGATGTTGCGTCGTGAATTTGGAAAGGCAAGAGCTGCATAGGGTGAGCGCCAGCAGCGGAAACAACTGGGTTTTTGCCGAGACCTAATCCGTACTCGGAAGCACTATTGGGGGTATCATCCGCAGTCTTCCCAAATACTAAATCTTCATAGATTGGTGAGTGATTGATTGCTCTCTGCGATAAGAACTGTTCTCTCTCCTTATTATTCTCATTAGAGATAAATAAAGACTGGTATGCGTGGTAATCACCATAATCCTCAATAGCACATATCTGCTTATTACCGACAATTAACTGTGCCGATTTAATTAAACTAGAAACACCAATATTAAGTGGGTAAAATGCACGACTATTAGTCTTGGGAGTGACTCCAAGAGTTATCTTACTATTAGAGTGGAGGAAACCGGCAACACGTGAGAGAGTAAATCGTACTCTTTTCTGCGAGAAAGTGACTGGGTCAATTACGTCAGTAGTAAGAGTCTGTCCATAGGAAGTGGGAATCTGTCCTATTTTCATCAAATCCGGAATACGGTCTTCTACAACATCATTCTGCTGGGTCATAGCATCAACTTGTTTATCCATTTTATAATATTAATTATAAAATAAATTTGGAAAAATATTTTGATTTTTTGTTATTGTATAGTTAATAATTGAAATCAATTATAAAAGATGTCTTATTTTCTGTTACTTTATTTATTTTATTTTTATTTATTTTACTTTTATTTTTATTATCTAAATTATTTTTATTATTTTTATTTATTTTAAGGATATCTTCATTTTCTTCTTTCTTATCTTTAAATGCCTTTTTTTTATTATACCATTCTTTTGTTCTAATATATGATTTTTCACGATTTCCCGGTCTATTTATATATTCCTTATAATAATTCTTATAATATTCTTTATTATTATGATATCTTATATTTAATCTTTTATTGTGTTTTAATCTTTCTTCTTTATATTTTTCGGGATTATTTACTTTTAAATCTAAATAATACTCTGTTCTTTGTTTATTTAAATAATCTCTATATTTCCTATATTCTTGGGGATAACTCTCTTTAAAATATTCTAAATATTCTGTTCTTGAACTATATTCATCCCCAAATTTATAATTTGAATATTTATAATAAAAATCCCTCCATTCCATTATATCTTATAATTATATAATATATTTAAATCAATAACGATAACATATCATTGCAGCAAATTTAATACATAAGATATCCCTTTTACTTTTTCTCATTATCTTAATTGATTTACCTTTGTATTGTTTTCTATATATCCATAACTTCTTTTTCTTATGAAATAATATATTCTTGTATCCAGTAGTATTATTCTTTTGTTTCTTTCTATCGGTTTTAGAAGTATTACAGCGATTACATACTATATTTCTAAACTCACCAGTTTTATGGTCGTGTTCCATACATTTCCTATTACCACCCTTACCTTCTAATAATACTTTACATAAATCACAATATTCTGTATTTATGTATCGTTCAAAGATTGAATTATAATCACCAACTAAACCTTGTTGTTTCCAATTTACTATCGTACAATTTTTATAACCTTTGGGAGTTTTACGATACTCTCTCATATATTGTGTATGTTCCATTATAATACTTATAACAGTGTTTATTGTTTAAATAATTACATTAGGAAGTTGGACTACTGCACGACTTGTATTCCGGCACGAGAATCATAGGCAACAACAACCTTACTCTTAACAAATAAGTATGCCGATACTGGATTCCCATCTGCAAGACCATTAGTCATTTGGATGGAGAACTGGGCACGAGAGAAATCAACACCCTCCGAATCCAACATATCATATAATACCCCGACCCCATAGAGACCTCCGCACTCGGGCATCAATCTATATCCAGTTACGACGTCAGCATCAACTGTGAAGCTTCTGTTGGAGACTAATGGACCAGCACCAGTTCTGTTGTGCTGGGATTCGGGGATGATAGAGTGTAAGAAACTCTTAATGACTTGGGCATCAACAACCGAAGTCGCATTAGTGCTAGAATCATAGACCGAATCAACTTCAAAGTTGAGTGGGAAGCGTTCACCATTACGAAGGAAAGAGATTGTTTCTAAATTTGCGAGTTTGCCGCTTGATTGACTAGGCATATAGGTTAAATAACCATCTTGACTTAAATTATTCACAAAAGAACTCGGTACAAAATTAACAAAAGCACCAAGAACTTTTGATAATCCAAGGTTGTAATTAATAATAGAGTTCGTACTTTCTAATGTAGAGAAATATGAGCTAATAGAATTAAATGTCCAAGCACCTTGGTCGGGCGACTGGTCTCCAACATCAACTTCACAAGTCAATTCAACATTTGTTAACTCATAGAATGAATTGGTCACATTGGGGAGACCGGTAGCGCCGGATGATGAATAGAAGAACTGCGAATCGGGAGCTAAATGAATCTCTATTTCTATGGGAACTTTTGATAGTGGTAGTTTATCAGCACCAAGTGTCATTCCCGAAGGGAGGGGAATAGAGAAGGGAGATGCCTTATTATTGCGGACAACTGTATCTCTAAATACTCGGTAGTTAGAATTAATCAATGCACTCTCCGATAAGTGACCAGTTTGGTCTTGAAGACCACTCATAACCGGTAAGAAGGAGGACATAAAGCGTCCGTAGTGTCTTATATGCTCTATTACTTGCTTTGTCTCGGCGTGACGGAAAACTAGTTGGTCTATGATACCAAATGCTCCTAGCTTGTGAGAGGCTCGTAACTCGGCTGCGACGGCGTCGGTGGGATGGATAGAACCAGCAGCATCACTCCATATAGCTAAATCACCAGAGAGACGAACAGTATCTAAATCTAACATAGCAGCTTGACGACCAAGGGTTATCGTAATAATAGGATTACCTCCTTTATGAGATATTTTACCAGTGGCTGGAACATTACTCGGCTGAATAGTAAGGTATTTCTTTTCAGACATTATACTTTACTAAATAAAAAAAAATAATTAAAAAAAAATGTAGAAAATTAATTAAAATTTACAGAGAAACAACAAGTGAATCTCCTTTAATACTAATTCTACGGACGTGGTAAATAAAAGCCATTAAGAGCTTATCACGAGTGGGAGGCACATCTACACCAGCAGCAGTCCTCTCATTATATAAGAGCTGTAACTGATTAGTCTTATTATTAAGATTCATTACCCCGTCGTTTAAGGCATAGGCACGACCTATACAAAAATTACGGTTATAATCAACAAAAGACCTAGGGACGATTTTGGCTTGATTTAATGCCTTCTCTAATTCTATAAGAGGCTGTGCTGAAATACTCTTCCCACCATTAATTTTAGAGACATCTATCGGTCGGCTCGGCACTAATTTATCATCAATCATAAACTGATACGAAGTGAGCTGGTCTATAATACCAACTTGACCACTTCTAATAGATTTAAGTCTCCCATCCATAGCAAGAGTCTCTTCATCATAGGTATTAATACCAGCAATACTTTCTGCTGTATTGTAAACCTTGGCATCTGTCGGTACAACAATACAAGCCTTCGCACGAGTATTACCCACTGCGAGATTAACTGTCGCATTCCTATTAGAAGATAATAGAGAGTGTTTGTAGTTAGTTGCAGAGTGAATATCTAATTCTATTGAACCACCATCTTGGAGTTTCTGCATCATACCTTGCTCATACCGTGGGTCTAATTCCACTTGCTGACATACTATCTGTGCATTTGATAGCTCATATGTAGCAGCATATGCGGTTATGAGGGGGGGTACGACGGCCGGCGCTGCACCATTGTCCGCTCTGACACGAGCATTGTCAGCAGCAGTAGAATAAACTATAAAGTTATTACTAGTAACAGATACACTTCCACCCTCGTTTGCAGTGCTACTGTTACGAGTAATTTCTTTTAATTTTAACTTAATAAATGTACCCTCCTCAATGATATCATCAATTATTGGGTCATAGGGGGTATCATCAGCTTTTGTTAAATTTGCTTGCTGGTCGGGGTCTGTCTTGGAACAAATACCAATAGTCTCGCCCTTAACAAAAGGACACGATTCTACTGACTGAATAGTATTCGTTTTTGCTAGGAATATTGCTTCTGTTGCCGAAGTAGCATTATCATTAATAAAAGCACTTCCGCCAGCATCTACGCCGTGGAAGAGTGGGTTCTGCTGCATTCTGCGGTGGCGGTTCACCGAATCTAACTGCTTAATAACCTTGGCTGGGTCTTCTAAATCAATCTCAATATATAATCCTTGGGTCATCATAACTGGGAACACTTTATCAGAGTCAGCAAATATTCCAGAGTGGATTGGTAGGGTTAATTTAGCAGTAAGGAAATCAGCATCTGTTCCCCAATCAGAAGCTCCGACGACTGTAACTGGTTTGTAGTAGGGATTGGTTACAGTATCAATATTATTAGATTCAGAAGTGCCTAGATTACCACGATTCTTAATATTAGGTATTAATGTTCCTTCCTTTAATGCTCGCATTTTTCTTAAAGATTCATCTTGATTATAGGAATATTCAACTTGACACTTAACATTGTAGTCCGAAATCTCCTCCAATAATACGGCTCTTGAACCCGAGTAAATTCGCAGATTTTTCACAACTGACTGGCCTCCGATGAATGGGTCAAGTTGAAGACGTGTGGGGACTGCCCCAGCACCAATCTTAATATCAAACTGTAAATAGGAGTTTTTTCCATCCATAAACTTAACACTTGGTGGAATCTCAAAATCTACTCGTCCTCCACCAGAACCAGCAGTTGCCGAGTACGTTTTACCATTAGTGCTAGGGATTGAAACTTGCGTTTGCGAAAGCTGAACCTTATTTTCATTTCTCCAAAAGGACATATTATAATATTAACTAATAAAAAAATATTACATAAAAAATTATTTTTAATTTTATTAATTTGACCTTCCAACAACAGATTCTTGTTGGGCGGCAGCAACTCCTTGGCGAGTCTGACTAGTTATATCTGCGGTTTGGTCTTCTCTTTTCTTATCCGTTGCTTGAATATCACCGGCTGTCTCTAATGCGGTGGAACCGACTGATATTGCTGCCCCTAATGCTTCTGCCCCAACTCCAAAACCAGTCCAAGCAGTGAGCGCCCCAGCTATCTCTAATGCTGAACCGGCTATATTACCTATATTACCAACTTCTTGTTTCCAATTATCAAATTTCCATCCACTCTTGATATCTTTATATATATCTAATCCACCACCAACACCAGCTACGGCTGTTTTGGCTATCGCTCCCGCTCCAATTTTAGCACCACCTTCAATTGCTGCGTCTAATGCTCCTTCTGTTGCTCCTTTTGCTACTTTTGCTCCCGGACCAGCAAGGTCAGCAAACCGTCCAGTTCTAACTGCATCTGCTGCACCTTCAACTCTACTAGCCGCTCCAACAACTCCTTGCGAGGTTTGAATACCTCTGCTAACGTCTGCCGCCGCCCCCGCCGCTTCTACTGAATCACCCACTCCTTCTGCTGCACGAGATGCTTCTTGGGCTGCTACTGTCCCACTTGTAGGAACAGCAAGACCAACTGGAACACTATCACCTTCTTCGGCTAATGCTGCCCCAAGTTCAGTAGCACCAATTTCAAATCTACCAGCACCACCAGCAACTTCATCTGTTACTGCTAAATTAACACCAGAGGCAGCTCTTCTAAATGATGATGCGTCTGTAATCGCTTCTAATCCTTCTTCACCAGCACCAGTCACAGCTCCGGGGATTAATGTTGTTGCTGACTTTAATGCCCCTTTTGCAGCACTAGCAGCCGCTTTTGCCTTTTTAGTTCCGGCAGCAAGACCCACTAATTTACCACCAGAAGTGACTCCTTGGTACATATTAATAGCTTGTTGTTCACTCGCCTCCGAATCTAATGCGTCATTTGCTTCGTCTAATTGTGCTGCTAGTGAATCATTAAACTCTCTTGCTGCATTATTTGCTTCTCTTGCTTGTTCTGTAAGAGAATTTGCTTGACTAATACTTTGACCTTGGGAATACAAATCCATTATATATAAACTTTTATTTTTTTATAGGTAATTTTTTTATTAAATATTATCAACGGTTGATTTAACTGGTAACTCTTCCTCAAACTTTTTGAAAAATCTTGGGGGATTAGTCAACTTCATACTTGCAAAATCATATTTTTTAGGAGTCGCTTTCTTATATAATTCTATCCAATTATCCGGTCCACCAAACATATCTCCGAACTCTTCTGATATCGCAGATATCTCCCTTTGATTTGGGAATGGTGAGCCAACTATCAAATCTGTTATATTTGCCCTAATTATAGGGTCTAATGCTCCCCTAAACTTCTGTGAAGATATCACTAATAATTTAATATTGTAATGTCTACTTCTCGTACATAAATTTGCTATCTCTTTATCCATTAAACCGACGCAATCATCAAGAACCAATGCTATCTCCGGTCTTTCTTCTTCTTCAAATGCTAATTGTGACCTAACTATCCCTTGTAATACTTCGGGAGAATAATTATCAAATGTTGTAAATCTTTTTGCTAGATGTCTTGATGTTCTATCTACATTAATAGTTGGGGATATTATATATACTTCGTCAAAGAACTCATCTCCATAGAAATTTGGATTCAAAAATAAATTACTAATTATCGTACTTTTCCCAGTATTTCTAGGACTTAACATACATAATAAAGAACCAGCACCTTTCACACCAACACCAACATCCGGTAAATATTCGTGGTGAGGCTTTGGGTCATTGCCTTCTTCATCTTTTATAGGTAATACTTTTGGATTACGTTTTTCCATATATAAATAGATAGATAATTTATTCAAGTAGTAAACTATATATTAAATCTTCGGGGACTCTATGTCTCAAATCTAATCTATTGATACCTTTAATATGATAATCACTCATATCTATTTTATGCTTTTTACCATTCATATTTCCACAATTACCATCGCAAATTTTATTATTCCAATCTTTCTTATTAGTCCATATACGAGTTCTTTTTCTATATCCCCAATCTGAATACATACAATAATCAACATCGTAATAAGATAAATCTTTTACTATATCTCTTGTCTTTAATTTTCCAGTTTGTGGATTTTCCATAAACCAAATAAAAGGATTAAAATAATTTATGATTTCTAATGTTTTTATTACTAATTTATCTGCTTCTTCCCAACCCTTTTCAATACTTTCATAACTCACTATTTTACCACATTTCAATTTTCTACCAATATTACTATAATTCAAAATAGAATAATTATCACAAGGTGGAGAAGCCCATATCACATCAAAGTAATCTTTATCATATGTTTTATAGTCCCATTTTAATATATCACATACTATATCTGCTCTTTCATCTATATCAAGTGATACGACTTCCCAACCTAATTCTTTACAACACTTACCCACTGAACCAGTTCCACTGAATAATTCAAGGACTCTCATTATATCTATTAGAGAAAATAATCCTTTCAAAAAGGCTATTAGTAGCACGACGCATAGGGGTTGAATGGTTTAGGAGCAATTGCTTGTTGGAGAGTCTGCTTCAATTGCTGTTGCTGTTTTGCTTTTGATTCTTCTTCTTTCTTCTTTGATTTCCTTTCCTTCCTTATCTTCTCATATCCCATTATTCCATTCATAACTGCTTCATCTAGTTGTTTTTGAGTAAATAGTCCTTGTGTAGGAGTAGGCTTGTCCTTAACTGGTTGTGGTGCAGTCTCTACTTTTTCAACGACTTTCTCTACTTTTTCAGATTTATCTTCTAGTGATTTTTCAAGGTCGTCTAGTTTTTTCTTCCTTTGTTTCTTTAATAACTCTTTTTCCTTCTTTTCAAGTTCAAGAACTTCACGCTTCTCTGCTGCCTTACGTCTTCTTGCTTCTGTTGCCTTTTCACGTGCCTTTGCTAACCGTGCCTTTTCTTCTTCTGTTAAAGGTCTACGCTTCTTTCTTGGTTTACCAGCCTTGGTTAACTTCTGTGGTTCTTCAAATATATTCTCTACTGGTTCCGGTGGGGTATCCTCTTTTACTTCTTCTATGACTTCTTCTATGACTTCTTCAATATTAGATTCTTCAAAAGGTTCTTCCGGTTCCTCTTCTTTAACGACTTGTACTTGGGGAATGAAGTCCATATATTAATTAATAGAAAATAATTTTGTATTAATTACTATAATTTTCTATAATTTACTACTTTTTCTATTAATTCTATTAATTGTTCGTCTATTTTAATAAAATCAATATTGTTATCTTTGAACTCTTCTTTATTAATAGTATTATTATTATGACATATCTGTATCATTACCTTTCTTGGGTCAGTTATTTCTACTTTACTAATATTATTTAATATTTTAAGACCTTCTGCTTTACTTGAATCCGCAAATTTAGGAGATTTTTTCCACCATTTTTTAGTAAATACCATACTACACTCGTGTATTAATCTTTTATTTCCACCAGTATAAAGGTAATAAAAATCTTTATTTGAATAAGGAGGATACAATAATATCATATTAGGACTCCCAACCAATCCAACTTTCTTTTCTTTAAGTATATCAAGAGAATGAGATAGATAAGTTTTACAATATAAATCATCTGAATCCATCATTGCAATAGTATCATAACTTGCTTTTATTACCATATTATTTCTCTTTTTACCAATTGTTCTTTTAAAATTATATCTTAAATATTGAACTTTAATTGGAGAAACTATCTTTTTAAAATTTTCTAATTCTTCTTTATTAAATAACTCTTCACCTTCGGGAGAATCATCATCAATCACAACTTCTAATAATTCTTTGGGATAATTTTGAATCATTATATTACGCAAAATAAAGGGTAAATACTCTTTACGATTCCAAATTGGGATACAAATACTTACATATTCCATATATATATTAATATATAATAAAAATAAATTACCACCACGACGATTTGCCAACCTTTTCATATTCAGCTTCATTCTTTGCTTCTTCTTCTTCTTTTAATTCTTCCCTTATCTCCAACTTTCTCAAATAATTCTTAATATGAACCATATCCGCTTTTAATTCTGCAATATCATCTTTAATTTGCTCAATAGGTTTACGACCCTCCAACTTTCTATCCATATCCGCAATAATGTGACGACTAATCGGATTATCTTGACTCATTAATATATTAAATACTTTTATAATATTTTTAAAGTATAAATCCACTAAATAATTATACATCTATATATTAAGTATGGAAAATTATACGATAACAGAACTTGGTGGATTTATTACAGTTTCTGCTGGTGCGATTGCAACCATCTTATTTGCTCTTCAAAAGAGTTCTTGTACTGAAATAGATTGCTGTTGTATGAGGTGTAAGAGAGACCCTAAATTAGTCAAGAAGAATATCAATCCCGAATCACAAGATACTCCAAGATCAAAAAAAGAAGGTCCTAAACTCCCCGATGACAAATCTAACTTAATTTAAATCTCCTTTTGTAATCAGCAATAGATGCCTTTCTTGTAGGAAGATTCCAAAGCACAAAGCGTGCTAATGCCCCAGCACTCATAGCATCATTCCAATTCTCCCTTGCC